TGGGCCTCATGAGTATGTATGCTGATGGGCTTATCCAATACGTGGAAGAAGACGGAAGCGTAGAGGAAGAAGTGGAAGAGGCTGAAGAGGTTACCGAAACCCCAGAAGGTAATGAGGTAGAGGTAGCATCTGTGGAGGTTACTGAAGAAGAACCCGAAGTCAATGAAACTGAAGAATATCAGGATAGTGAATACGGCACAAAGACTTCGCTGTATGGGATGATCAAAAAACCAACGGTTGCGTTCATCTAAAACTATATTGGGCTACCCGTATACGGCCCCCAAGGAAAAATCATGGCAAGATATAAACGTGCAGAAGAGGCAGACGATAGTCTGTCTTACAGTCAAGAACTGGAAAAAACACAACAAGTAGAAGCTGAACCACAAGACGGTGAGGAAGCTTCGTTTAAAAAACGCTACGGTGATCTACGACGACATTCGCAGCAACTTATGCAGCAAAAGGATCAGGAACTAGCGCAGCTAAAGCAACAGCTAGAGACTGCCGCTAAAGGTCAAATTCGTTTCCCCAAGACTGATGAAGAGATCGAACAGTGGTCTAAGAAGTATCCAGACGTTGCAAAGATCGTAGATACCATTGCACGTAAACGTGCGAATGAAGCGTTAGAAGAAGGCGAGAAGCGTCTAGGTCACCTAAAGCAATTAGAGACTAAGCTTACTCGCAAAGAAGCTGAACAAAAGCTTATGCAGCTTCATCCTGACTTTGGTGAGATACGGCAAGACCCCGCCTTCCACGATTGGGTAGCCTTACAGCCTGCGTATATACAGGATGCACTGTACAAGAATAACACAGATGCCCATGCGGCAGGACGTGCTATCGACTTGTACAAAGCAGATAAAGGTAAGCGTAAAAGTTCTAACCCTAAGTCTGCAGCACAATCCGTAGGACGTACTTCAGCGGCTACTCCTGCACCTACAGGTGGCAAGGCTAAGTTCTCAGAAAGCCAAGTAGCAGCGATGTCTGATCGTGATTACGAGAAGAATGAAGACGCTATCTTGGAAGCAATGCGCACAGGTGCTTTCGTCTACGACGTATCAGGCGCAGCACGGTAAATAAAAAAGCCAACAGTAGATAATAAAGACCATTTACTGTTGGCTATAAAAATGTTATAATGATTGTAGTAACAGATTCTTCTTAGTCTTTAAGTAAAGATTATGATGAGGTTGTTTCTTCAATCTCTAAACAGGAATAGGGCCTCAATTAAGACTACCCCTATCCCCTTTTTTCAGAAGAAATACGACAATAAGTCCACCAGTACGGTGAGGCCCGTTATGTGCTGCAACACATGGCGCACCCTCACATTAGTACTGCCACTCAACTGTCCTCTTCTGTGTTCTGTCCGAAGCGCAAGCTTCTAGCCATTTCACAAAGGAGACACAAAATGGCATTTCCAGTAGCATCAGGTTATGGCAACTTGCCCAATGGCAATTTCTCGCCAGTAATCTACTCTAAGAAAGTTCAAAAAGCTTTCCGTAACTCTTCTGTTGTAGAAGATGTCACAAACACTGACTATAGCGGCGAAATCGCCAACATGGGAGATAGTGTTAAGATCATCAAAGAGCCAGATATCACGATCAATACATATGCCCGTGGTACAACTCTTGCGACACAAGACCTAACAGACGCAGACTTCACAATGGTCATCACTGAAGCGAACTACTTCCAGTTTGCAATGGATGACATCGAAGAAGCGCACTCCCACGTAAACTTCATCGATTTGGCGACGGATCGTGCGGGTTTCAAACTACGTGATGCGTTTGACCGTGAAGTACTAGGCTATATGTCTGGTTGGGATTGGTCAGGTTCTGCATGGGGTCGTCGTACTGCACTAGACACAGGTGGTACAAAAGCTGACTCAACTGCAGGCAACGACGAACTTCTTGCAGCTAACAAGTTGGATATCACTGATTTCGGTGGTTCTGACATCGGCGGCGAAGCAGAAGTAACTTCTATCCCAGTTGCTGCAGGCGGTGGCGCAGGTGCGATCACTTCCCCTCTAGCAGTCCTAAACCGTATGGCACGTTTGCTAGACGCAGCTAACGTCGATACAGATGGTCGTTGGGTTGTTGTTGACCCTGTCTTCAAAGAAATCCTAATGGATGAAGACGCAAAATTGGTCAACGGTGACTACGGTGGAGAAGGTGAAATCCGCAATGGTCGTCTTCCAGGCACCATCCGTGGGTTCCGTGTCTACACTTCAAACAACCTTCCATACGAAGGCACTGGCCCAGGAACATCTGCATCTGCAGGTTCTGAAGCTAACTACGGTGTAGTCGTTGCAGGTCACGATAGTGCGGTAGCGGTAGCGGATCAGATCGCAAAGACTGAGTCATTCCGTTCACCAGACACATTTGCAGACATCGTCCGTGGTATGCAACTTTATGGTCGCAAAATCTTGCGCCCAGAAGGCCTTATCACAGCGAACTACAACTTGGCATAATTGCCTACGGGGGCAGGCTTCGGCTTGCCCCTTCACTCTATTTAGGGGTTCCCAATGCCATCAACCTATATCGATCTTTGCAATAAAGTTTTGCGTCGTCTTAACGAGGTTGAGATCGCACAAGATGACTTTGCAAACGTGCGTGGTGTACAAGCCCTAGTCAAAGATGCGGTAAAAGCATCTGTGGCACAGATCAACCAAGCCGAATACGAATGGCCCTTTAATGCTGCAGAACACACGCAGACATTAGTACAGGGACAAGAAGAGTATACTTGGCCTGATTACTTTAAAGTTTCTGATTGGAATACATTTCAGATTATCGAAGACGATAGTCTTAATGTTGGTTTTAAAACACTAAAAGCCATTGACCGTGACGAGTGGTATAAGAACCACCGTGACGATGACTATACGGCAGGTACAGCGGGACGTGGTGTCCCTGACTTTGTATTCCCATCACATGGTAACGGATTTGGTGTAAGCCCATCTCCTAATGCAGCGTATCGTGTACGCTTCCGTTATTACCAAAACTATTCAGACATCACTGCATATAATGATGTCACAAGAATTCCAGAAAGCTTCGATACTGTTATTATCGATGGTGCTTTGTACCACCTCTACATGTTCAAAGATAACGTGGAAAGCGCACAGGTAGCGTTCTTAGCTTTCGAAAGAGGGATCAAGAACCTGCAGACCTTGTACATTAACAGCTATGACTACGTGCGGGATACAAGGATTAAGTTCTAATGCCAGACCGTATTGAGAGTTTTAAGGTCATCTGTAGTGGTGGTCTTAACTCTAACGAAAACCACTTAGACTTATCGGATAATGCGGCAGGTGCTGCAACCCGTCTGGTAAACTATGAACCGTCTTTGTATGGCGGTTATCGTCGTATTGAGGGTTTCGAACTGTATGACGGTGATTATGGCGAAGTAGACGACGTTAACAACGCAGGCTCTGCAGAAGGTAAAGTTCTTTGCGTTGCTATATTTAAGAACGACGCTACTAGCTCTACACAGATTATTGCCGCCCGTAAGGACGTAGGTGCAAATACTTACAGCTTTTATTACCACACTGCGTTGATTGGGTGGAGGCCATTTACCCTAGACCACTCAATCATACGGGACACAACAGACGGTGTTCGTACAGTAGACAAGCTACGCTTTGTAACTTTTAACTTTGGCGATGGTAACAAGATTTGTTTCGTAGACGGTGTTAACCCTGCTATCGTGTTTGATGGTACGCATTGGGAAGAACTAACGTCTTCTGGTACAGGTACATCTCCCACAGACAGTGGTCACACATCAAATACAGGCGGCGGGGATCAATGTCTAAACGCACCTTCTGTTGTAGATGTATTTGGAAACCATTTATTTTTATCAGGTGATAGAACAGCGTTAGCGACAGTAGCGCATTCAGCCCCTCGTGATCCATATGACTTTACGAATGCTAACGGGGCAGGGCAGGTATCTATCGGCTTCGACGTTGTTCAGATTAAACCATTCCGTGATAATCTTTTTGTCTTTGGTAACAACGCTATTAAGAAGATCACGGTAGACTTAACAAATGGCTTTGTTCTAGATCAGGTTACCGCCAACGTGGGCTGCGTTGCCCGTGATAGTGTATTAGAGATTGCAGGCGACTTGATGTTCCTAGCACCTGATGGTTTCCGTCCTGTTGCGGGTACAAGTCGTATTGGTGACGTTGAACTAGAAACTGTTAGTAAACCTATTCAGGCGACACTCGTAGATTTGATCGCTAACAGTGACATGGACACTCTCAATGGTGTTGTTATTCGTTCTAAATCACAGATTAGATACTTCATTGGCGATGACGACGTAGCTGTTACAGATAGCTTGGGAATCATAGGCACTCTTACGGACTCACAGGGTTCAATCGGGTGGGAATTTGGTGAACTTGTAGGTATCCGTGCTTCTTGTGCAGCATCAGAATACATCGGCACAACAGAGTTTGTTCTACACGGTGACTACGACGGTAAGGTCTACAGACAAGAACGTGGCACTAGCTTTAACGATACAGACATCGTTTCTATTTATTCTACACCATACTTAGACTTTGGTGAGACAGAACAACGTAAGTACATTCGGAAGGTGAATACGTTTGTTCGTGCGGAAGGTCCAATGACACTCAACCTTTCGCTTTCCTACGATTGGGGCGATTACAACACCGCAAGACCTTCCACTTACACACAAGAAAGTCAGGGTGGCCCAACAGTTTATGCAGGCCGTTCTATCTCCTATGCAGGTGCAAACGTACTGTACGGGGGTTCATCCAAACCAATCATAACATCCGATGTTCAAGGTTCTGGTTTCTCAGTACGGGCTACATTCGTGACCGTGGGACAGTCTGAACCGTTTTCTATTCAAGGCATCGTATTCGAATATTCCGCTGCAGGGAGAAGGTAACAAATGGCAGGTTATATAAGACAATCCGTTGCCGATATTATTAACGGTGCAGACATTACGGCTCCACCGATTAATGCTGAATTTAACCAGCTAGTTGCTGCCTTTAACGGCACCACAGGCCACAGCCATGATGGTACTACAGGCAATGCCCCGAAGATCGATTTAACGACTTCGATCACTGGTTACTTGCCAGCGGCAAACGGAGGCATCGGCGGTAAAAACAAGCTAGATGCAACTTCTGCCCCTGCTACATCTAATGATAACAGTGAAGGATATGCCCCAGGATCACTGTGGGAAAATGTAACCGACGGTCGTGTTTATATCTGTGTAGGCAATACGTCCAACGCAGCCGTTTGGCGTGAACTGGTAACAGTCTTCACTAACAACAAGATTGAACCCGTCGCCCATAATACCATTGATCTTGGCACCCCTACCGTAAGATTTCAGGATTTATATCTTCAAGGCGGCGTTGCAGCGGCTGGAAATACGACTTTAGGCGGCACCCTCAACGTCACAGGTACGTCTAATTTAAGCAGTGCCATA